GTAACCGGTCTTTTTTCTAGCGTTTTCCACATTGTTTTATCTTGTAAACTTATTATATTTATCTCAAACGAATCCAAAGCCTCTGCGTCATGGATTTTATTCAGTTTAATCCCCTTTCCTTCTAATTCACTCTCATTCCCTTGAAAAGTCAACATCTGTATCATTTATCTTCTTCCTCCGTACATATAAATTTACTTCCATCATATCTCAAATTCTGACATCATACAACAGAAAAACACCCACACATCTCTGTGCAGGTGCCTCTTAGGTTTTATATACGGGAAGACGAGCCGCAGGAATTCAGCCTTTGGCTCAAGTGTTATTGTACATGAGAATCAGGGGAATGACGGGACACTTTCAAAAACCGATCAATTTTCTTGCCCACACCACTTCTGCTCATATGCACTTTCTTTGCGATATCCTCTAACCTCACGCTTTTACGTCCATCGATATAGTACTTTCTGAATATCCGGCGCGTAAGACTATCCGGTATCTCATCCACGAACTGCTCTACCTCTTCGCACTCTTTCTCCAGGCGTTTCTTTCTCTGTAGATCACGATCCTGAAGTCTTTCATACTTCTTCTGATCAAACCCAACAACACTCTGTGGCATCGGATACCCTGTACTGTAATCGAATACAACATCATTCCCGATCATCGTGTCGGATTTCCAGCGATTGTTCAGGACATAATCTAGTTCCAGAATCTCCATCTTGTTACTTCTGTATGCTTCCAGCCTTTCCTTCGTCATTGTCTCCAATGGTATCACTCCCTATCTTGTATTTTCTAGCTATATATCCAGTAACATCTCCATGCCATAACTGCTGCCCCTGTGCTTTGATCAGATTGCCTGCTTGGTATGCCGGACGATGAAAGTGCTTGCTGGCTTTCAGATCTGTGACCATATCGGTGAGTTCGCCGTAATGGTTCTGCATATTTGCCTTGACTTCTGCTGGGGACTTTCTTGTGTCTGTACTTCGTTTCAAGTGTTATCACTCTCCTTTTCCTATTTAGGGCATAAAAATACCAACCACCGAATATTGATGGTTGGTAAAAAATTTTTATTCTATTTTTCCTCCATATTTAAGGAGATCTCCATATAGAGCCGGGAATACTTCTTCCCATCTTCCATCTTCCATAAATTCTTTCGCAACGTACTCACAAAAATGATATTCTATAACTGGATTATGTTGTGATGCTGAAATAAATCCTCCAAAAACAGACTGAATATCACTTTCATACTGGGCTCTGGATACCTTGTTTCCCTCAGCAATAAGCTCTCTATACTTATCCATTACATCCATAATTCTTCGTTGCTCTTCTTTTGTTACATTGTACTCTTTAAATGTTTTTTCAATTTTTGCCATTTAAATAGACCTCCCGTACATTTGATACAGAAATTATACCATTCCAACCATCAATATTCAATTGTCAAGGTACTGTTGTTTTAGCTTTGTTTTACACAAAGCTTACTTGCTTGCTAGACATCTTCGCTAGTCTGTACTTCTCTTTTTTTACCTTCTCTCCAATCCAGTAGCTGACCGCATCCACAGCAATATGTTTTCAAATCGGTTTGTATTCCCTCTTGTACTCTACGACACTTCGGACAGTATGGCACTTCTCCGGTATAATAAATAGTTGCTTTGCGCACTTTTATCGAAATCTCCTTCCTCATGGTATCAATCGCCATCCTCTTCGCTTCGATATTCTCTTCGCTGTTAGATGTGTCCAGTCTTTCAATGATTCTGATTGCATCTTCAATATTCAACTTTCTTTCTTCCTGCTATGTACTCTAAAGACACATTATATGTATCTGCATATTTGATTGCTTCTCCTAGCGTCAGCCCTTTCCTTCCTGTTTCAAGATCTCGCAGTCTTTCCTCCTTCATGTCTAGCTTGACTGCTGCCTCTTCTCTTGTCAGCCCTCTGATTTTTCTTAGATATTTCAGACGGTTTCCTATTGTTCCTACTGGTCGTAATATAACCATTGTAATCAATCCCTCCCTTCGTGTTCCATGCGCAAATGTCACAATCTTCAGGACATACATTTGCCTTTATTGCTCTTTTGCACATCTCCATTCTTGTTCTTATGTCTTCCTCGTAGTCCTTTATGATTCCGAGTTTCCTTAGAATCTTATAAAACAGTGACTTTTTTCTCACGTCTCTTTTTTCCTTCCGTCGTTCTTTCCATTTCCGCAGCCACTCAAGCTGTGCTTGATCCTCTTGCTCTTGTCTTGTCATTTTCCACCTCGCTTAATCTGTTCCATGCACATTCTCCTCTTCTAACAACTCAGGGTTGTCAAATACGTTGCCGACAACTTTCATCTCATTTAACTTGATGTACGTGTCCGTAAGTGGCATCGAATAACAGAACGGCTCGCATTTACTTAATTCATCCGTTGGAATCACTTCATAATGCCATCCAATTACACTGTCTATTACTTCTTCGCTTTCCACTTCTATGACGTTAAACTCTCCTAATACTGCTTTTACAAGATCTTTTGGATTGTCGTGACACATCAGGATATCGTTTTCCCATATTCTTTTGCCGTTCTTGTCATGCAATCCTGTATACTGGCAAATCGTATTTTCATCAACCAGAAATTCACCCTCAAGGCTTTTATCACAGATATAATTCTCGTCACCAAGATAGCCATGCACCCATATTCCATTGAGATGCTCATTACCTAGAATTGTATGAATATGTTTCGCTCTGAAAAGTATTTCTCTATTCATATTCTTCCGCAACCTCCCTTAACTACCGGAATATCCGAGAATACCACCGTAGCCCGCTCGTTTTCGGATGCCGCTACAACCACAATCTCTATGTCATCATATCCAAGCATGAATTCCGGAAGAATGTAAATTCCGTACTGCTCGACAGCTCCGTGATTATTTCTCATGTAGTCAGACACAAATTCTAACTTTTCATCCAACAGATTGTGCGCTTCTTCTTCATCGTACCGCTTTGTCAAGTGTGTGATTGCCTGCTCTATGCTCAAACTTCCTGTCCACCAGAAAAACGGCTTAATTTCTTCGATATACTCAAATTTGCTATCTGTTATAATCTCTTTCATCTGCTTCTCTCCTTCCACTTCGTCCACCTTACGCATTTTCTTGATATATTCACGGACTGTCTGAACCGTTGAAAGCACTCCGTCATAAAATGGATCAATTCTTTCATGTTCTGCAATTGTTGCTTTTGTTTCCTCTTCTGCCTGATCCAGCCAGTCAACCAAATCTTTCGCGTCTCTTTCTGTCATATCTTCTCCTTCTTTCCATTTCATCTCTTTCTTCGCAGTACATTAATCCCACGTACTGTCCATAGCTCATTCCTTCCTGTCTTGCTTTTGCATTTATCTCAGCTAATTCGCTTTTCCAAGCTGTTGATCTCTGTCTTTTTGGCACTTATCTGCTCCTTTCTCCTCCCTGCCGCATCCAGGGAGGAAGTCTTTGTTATCATGTTGCAGTATTGTGACATACTTTTATCTCCACGCCATTCAGCGGAGGTAACTATAAATAATTTTTCTTATATCTCTCCATCCACTCTTCTCTCGTATGTGTCTGCTCATATTCTGTCTGTGCTATTCTGCAGAGTAGTTCTCGCATTTCTCGGTTATTGTGGACTGCTTCTGGTCCTTCTTTGTGATGATTCCGACACAGATCCACCTTGAGTCCATCTGCCTCAGATAGTTCACGCTGTCCGGATCCGAACATGATGTGATGTTCCTCTGTGTACTTCTTGGAAGGATCGTCATAGAGTATTAAACAGAGATAGCAGACTCCCTTTCTACTCTTGAGGATGCTCTTTTTATGTAATTTCCTTTTTTTCTTACTGACTA